GAAAGGAGACACAATGAAAACCGAATTTTTGAAAGAGCTTGGGCTCGAACAGGAACAGATTGATAAGATTATGGCTGAGAACGGCAAGGACATTGCTGCGGAGAAAGCCAAGACGACAAAGGCTGAAGGGGAGAGGGATAACTACAAGTCCCAGCTGGACACCACAAAAGAGAGCCTTGGAAAGTTTGACGGTGTGGATGTTGAAGCGCTTAAGAAGCAAATCACCGATTTGCAGAGCGACCTAAAGAAAAAGGATGATGAGTACACCGCCAAAGAAGCAGAGCGTGCATTCAATGATACTCTGTCCGGAGCGATTACTGCCGCGGGCGGTAAAAATGCGAAGGCCATCATGGCAATGCTCGATATTGATTCCCTCAAGGCGTCCAAAGACCAGAGTGCTGACATTAAGACAGCCCTTGAAGCTATTCGGAAGTCTGATTCCTATATGTTCGGCTCAGAAGAGCCACACAAAAACGCGGTTGGGAGAACCGGAGGTAGCGAAAGCGGTAATTCCGCTGATTTCTCCACTATGAGAGCACTCATGGGACTCCCGGCAGAGAAAAATTAACTTAATCAACGGAGGAAAAAACAATGGCAAATGTAATTCAGTTAAGAAAGTTCTATTCCGAGGCGCTGGATGAGGTTTATAAGCTTGCGTCTTTAACAAGTGTCCTCGACGGAGACAATACTCTGGTAAAAGAGGGGGCAAATGCAAACGAGCTGCTCATTCCTAAGATGTCCATGGATGGACTTGCGAACTACGGAAGAAACAGCGGTTATGTAAATGGGTCCGTGACCTTTGAGTATGAGACTAAGAAAATCAATTATGACCGCGGAAGAATGTTCACCGTAGATGCTTTGGATGAGATGGAGGCTACACCGGTATTCTCTTCTTTATCTGCGGAGTTCGTTCGTACTAAGGTTGTTCCGGAGCTCGACGCATACCGCTTAGGTGCTTACGCTTCAAAGGCGGGAATCGGTTCTGCTACCGGAGCACTGGCAAACGGTAAGGCGGCGATTGATGCGGTTATGGCGGCAAAGAGCGCTATTAAGGACGCAGAAGCAAGCTTGGATACTGTTTACCTGTTCATTAAGTCCCCTCTTAAGGATTTAATTGACGGGCTCGATACCACTGCAAGCCGTGCGGCACTTGACGGATGGGCTGGCATTATCGAAGTGCCTTCTTCCCGCTTCTTCAAGACCATAGCCCTTAACAACGGTACTACAAGTGGACAGGAAGCCGGAGGATTCAAGGGAGCCGGAGCAATCAACTTCCTTGCGGTAGATAAGAGAGCGGTTATTCAGTTCCAGAAGCATACCGTAAACAAGATTATCACTCCTGATCAGAACCAGGATGCCGATGCTTGGAAGTTCGGCTATCGTACTGCAGGAATTGCAGAGGTAAGGGACAACAAGCTTCCCGGTATCTACGCACACACAGCACAGTAAGGAGAGCCTATGCAATACGCCGAGCATGCGTTCTACCGGAGCGAGTATCTCGGTGACCGTATAACGGACGAAAGTACCTTTAATCGGCTCGCCACAAGAGCCAGCGCAAAGCTGGATCACTATACTATGGGGAGAATCAGTCAGACGGATTGTGGAATTGCAGTCCGGCTGGCTGTTTGCTCTATGGCGGAGATTTTGTTCTGGGAAGAAAAGAGGAAAAATGCCCATGAAGGGCGAGAGATATCAAGCGAATCCAATGACGGGTACTCTGTATCCTTCGGAGGCTCCAGTGAGGCGGATATGGCGGCGTTTTCAGAGAAAAGCCTGTATCAGGCAGCGTATGCGTATCTGTCCCAAACAGGCTTGATGGATTTTGGGGTGTAACAGTATGGCAGACATTACATTATTCAATGCACGATACGATGTGAATACCAGGACTGAGGTATTTGTTCCGACAAGGATTAAAGGGGCCTCTTACTATGAAAGTGAGGGTGTCAGTGCAAATGATGGAGTTTGGACGAATCAAAGCATATATAAGTTACGAGTGCCTTTAATCAGTTCAGAGATTGGGAAGGAGTATCTCCCGGAGAGAAAGTATCGAAAAGCGGAAAGTGCAGAGAGATACTGGACTATCCGGAAAGGAGACTTTATCCTTCTTACGCTCTTAGATAACGAAAAGGAAAACTATACATCAAAAGAAATTGCTAAGATTTCGGAAGAACTGGGGCTTAAGCTGATTACTGTGACAGAATACGCTGATAATACAGTCCGTGGGAGCGATATCGTAAAGCATTGGAGGATAGGAGGCGCATAATGAGCTCAAAGAGAAATTTCTCGGACGTCAATACGCCGGCATCGTTTGTTCAAGAAGGTAAAAATCTTAAATTTGGGCTCAAGTGGAATGAGCATTTCGGAAAGCAGAAACGCGCTGATTTCATCAAGGCGCAGGAAATAGTTGATAGCGAGTGCCTAAGGTATATGGACAAGCTGACTCCCATGCGTACAGGAATGATGATTAAGAGTGCTACGCTTGGCACTGTAATAGGATCCGGAGAAATAAACTACCTTGCGCCATACGCGAGAAGGCAGTATTACAACAACTCCGGAGGCTCTCCGGCGCATCCTCAGGCAAGAGGGATGTGGTTTGAGAGCATGAAGGCTTCTTACCGAGATTCAATATTAAAGGCTGCTGGAGGGGCGTTTAGAAAATGATAGATTCAATCATAAAGGGGTTGACCGATTATTTCATGAAATGCCCCCTACTAAAAGACGGGGTATTCCGAGTAGATGCTCTTGGAAATGAAGCGGTGGAGTACACCATAGAGACTGGAGTAGTATCTCCGGTTATCCAAGAATACCTTGACGGCTCAAGTATTCGTCAATACAAATTTACCTTC